GGGCTTGCGTTTTGGTTGACATGGTTTGCATAAAGAGCTGATGACCGTAGTTCCTGTTTCTACTCGCCTCTTTATCACCCGACTGTATTCCTCCGCACTCATGCGTCTTTTAAATTCTGTTCGGGGCTTGGTTTCCCCGCACTTCGCACAAGTTAGTTGCTCTTGCTTTTCTAGTTTCTTCATACAATTTTCTCCCATCTCGGACAGGTTTCTGTCCCGATTACCCAAAAAAGTAGACTAATGTCCACTTGGCAAACCTATGTTGTCCACAGTAGTTGTCTACCTGTTTCCCCATATAGAATAAGCCTTGCCACTATTCTGACATAGATGTCTACAGAATTCCAGCAATTTAAAGACTAAGAAAGGACTAGGCTTTTTTATACATTCCCACTTTATTACCCTTTTATATATATATTCTATATTCTCTATTTATATATATAAGTGTGCTGGGAATGTGGTATGTGCTTATTCCTATTGGGGTTGCGGGCGTCAACTATGTGTCCACTAGCAAATTAAAGTGGACTATTGTCAACTTGCCTATTTTTTAAGCACTCGTGGATAATCAGGACAGAAACCTGTCCGAAACAGCCTTCCATTACAGCCAAATCATCTCAGAACGAGCTAACTCATTCGAGTTAATGATCACCCAGCTTGAGTTCTTGCCGTCCCTCTGAACGAGTTTACGCCATGCGTTGGTAGCTACCTTGAGTGAGGTGAAAGCGTGGGGTTTCTTGCCCTTGAGTTTGAACTCCCCGACCTCGCCGTTGATCTTGCGACAGACCACGAACACATTACTTCTATTGCCTTGTGTCCCCTCCTTCATGACTTGCATGAGGGCTTTGTTTGGGGTTAGTTTGATGGTTTTCATACATTACTCCTTATTTAAGTGGGTTTGTGTTGATTACATCTAGGACTTCAACGACTGACATCTTTAGTTCTCTTGCGATAGCCAAAGGGTGTGAGCCTTTTTGATACAGCCACAGTATTTCAATGGCTCGGTTTTTGAATATGCTCATTCAAATTTCTCCTGCTTGTAAACATTGAGATCAAACCCGCGGAACGCCTCGCCCATTGTGATGGGCTTAGGCTCGGGCTTGGGCTTAACTTCGGATAGAATCCTATCCCGCCTACCTTTGGCTTGGTGCTTGAGTAGGCTTGCTTGTTGCTTTGATAACATGATTACCTCCTTAGTTGGCGGTTAGAACTTCGTGGGCAAGGCTATCAATAAGACTCTCGATAACCCTAGCGGTGCTTTGATGCTCAATCTCCATGATGTAATCACCGCTTGCATGACACTCATGGCTTGCTTTGACCTCAGCGAGTAGCTGACGCCCCAGACTTTTTAATACTAATTGGGCTTGCCTTTCGGTTAGACCCAACTCAACGGCTTTGCGAAACATAACTACCTCCTTTGGTTTGACATAAAATGAAACAGCAGTAAAGCCTCGCTTACTTGATGATCCGTAGAAACTTGGCTTGTTCCGCTTTACTCAACTGCTCGAACAACTCGACAACCTTATCAACTGTGACCTTAGACTGCTTGGACACACCTGATTGAACGGGTCGAACAATGTGATAGACAAACTGCGAGTTAGCTCGCTTGTATGCCTTCTGATGTTCGGCTTTCCGCTCATCACGAGTTTGGGACAGAATTCTGTCCGCTTGACTAGCATTGATACCAAGATTGCCAATCAAGTAGTTCACTCGCCACTCTTTGACCCATTCGGCTTGTTCGGCTTTGTCCGCCTTTTTGTAGTCTTTGTGCCATACCTCGCTAGTTTCTAACGATAGCCTGTCACTCTTGCCTACTGATTGAGCGAATGTGTCGTAGGTGTTATTTTTTGTAGCCATGATGTATTGCCTTTCATTTGATTTAGATAAACAAAAAGCCAAGCGGTTAGGCTTGGCTCTGAACACCGAAACAGCTTCGTTTCGATACCTCTATTATAACATACAGGGTATTTGGGCTAGGGCGTTTAGCGGTATGGCGACCCCACTAGGGGGGTATCCGACCTATTTAGGGTGATGGTGGCATGGTCACTAGATCACTATTCCTTAGCCACAAAACAAAAAAATGTCAAATTTTGTAAAAAATTTCAACGACTCATGTCAAACTTTATACACACCCCCACAATAAAAAAACCCCGGACGTTTTAAGCCCGGGGTTCAAGTACTAATCAATCACGCACGACCCAAACGAAGGAGGAAAAGCCGCACGCAAAAGAATCATATCACAAAATAAAAAAAGAGTGTATACTCACAACCATTCGCCCCACCCCAGCGCAACCCAGGAGGTATTAGTTTGCTTTTAGAGCATTTGGTTTCAGCACAAGCTGCTGACTATGTACCAGATATAGAATCTGGTGAGGGCGGGTTTACCCCAATAGAAGAATTAAACGCGCCCCAAACTCTTGGCGCCCAAAAGCAAACCGTGGATTGGCTAAACCAGTTTGTCGATGAAGACGAAGAAGCCGAAATCCTATCTAACGCTCAAGAACAACAAGTGGCCAACGCATTTGCGGCCCTAACTACCAACTCCCCCGACGCAAAAAACCAGTTACTTAACCTGCAAGTCCCAGAAGAAATCGTAAATGCTGTGGCTATGGTCAGCGGATACCAGTGGGAGTTTGTAAAGCAAGCTAACGAGCTACGCTCTATGAGTGTGGCAAAGATAGTTAAAGAAACAGAGCATCCGGATGCCCGGATACGGCTTAAGGCGTTAGAGTTACTTGGAAAAGTCACGGAAGTGGCACTGTTTACAGACCGAGTTGAGGTTAAAAACACCGATGTATCTGACGAAGAGCTAGAAAAACGCATACGTGAGAAGCTAAGCAAGTACATGGGCAAGGTAGATGTCGTAGAAGTTGATGATATTGAGGTAGTCGAGAAGGTTGTTGCAGAAAAACCACAGTTTGACGACGAATGATTATTGATACATTGACCCCAGAAGAAGCTTTAGCCGCGCAGTTGGCGCTAAAGGACATGACAACTGAGGAAAAACTGTTGTTTTTGCAGGATTTAGAAGAACGAGAGCACCGTAACCACTTACATAGAGCGCAAAACCAGCCTTTGGAGTTTGCAAAAGCGGTATATCCAGGGTTTAAGATAGGGCCCCAGCACCGCAAGCTAGCTAAAATCTTCCAGGACGTGGTTGAAGGCAAGAAAAAACGCGTAATTATTAACATTGCACCAAGGATGGGCAAGTCTGAGTTCAGTTCTTACCTGTTTCCTGCATACTTCTTAGGTCAGTACCCCGAAAAGAAAATCATTATGGCCACGCATACTGCTGGTTTGTCGGAGGACTTTGGACGGAGAGTGAGGAATTTAATTGATTCGGATGAATACAAAGCGGTGTTCCCCAACACAGTCGTTGCTGACGACCAAAAAGCAGCGGGAAAATGGTCTACTAGCGCTGGGGGTCAGTACTATGCTGCTGGTGTTGGGGGTGCTCTCGCCGGTAGGGGCGCTGATCTTTTTGTTATTGACGACCCTCATTCTGAACAGGATATGAAGGCAAACTCAAGGCTAGCATTTGATAGTGCTTGGTCTTGGTTTCAAACTGGTCCGCTACAACGTTTAATGCCGGGGGGTGCGATCATAGTAATTATGACTCGCTGGTCTTTGCTCGATCTTACTGGGCGGATTGTCGACTACAACATAAAAAACCCACACACGACCCCATGGGAGATAGTTGAACTCCCGGCTATCCTCAACGAAGATACAGAAAAAGAGAAGTCGCTCTGGCCAGAGCAGTGGCCGCTGGAAACACTAAAGGCTACCAAGGCAGTACTAGATCCACGGTATTGGAACGCTCAGTATATGCAGAACCCGACTAGCGATATGAGCGCTATCATCGGGCGAAAAGACTGGCAGATTTGGGAAGACGAGAATCCCCCGCAGGTTGAGTACGTCATACAGTCTTGGGATACGGCGTTTGAAACAAAGACTTCTGCCGACTATTCGGCATGTACAACCTGGGGAGTTTGGTACAACGAGGAGGACAATATGTCCCCCAACATCATCTTACTTGATGCGTTTAAAGACCGGATGGCGTTCCCAGAACTTAAGCAAACCGCCCTAAAACACTACAAGGAGTGGGAGCCTGACGCGTTTATAGTGGAGAAAAAAGCCGCTGGAGCACCGCTGATTCAAGAACTGCGGATGCTAGGTATTCCCGTAGAAGAGTTCAGTCCGTCGCGTGGAAACGATAAGATGGTGCGTTTGAATGCTGTGGCGGATCTGTTTACTAGCGGTAAAGTATGGGCACCCGATAGGCGGTGGGCTAGGGACGTGATAGAAGAAGTAGCGTCATTCCCAGTTGGCGAGCACGATGACTTTGTGGATACGACAACCCAGGCCTTGATGCGCTATCGCAGAGGCGGATTTATTAGTTTGGACTCGGATGAAAAAGATGACATGATGTACAAGTACAGACGAAAGGCTGCGTATTACTGATGTTTAAAAACCTGTACTGGCGGTTTGAAAAAGCCATAAGCCCCGAGTTTTGTAACCTGGTCTTGAAAGAAACAGACTGGGATACGGCTGTTACTGCTGGCGTTGGCGCAGGTATGGACCCCACTAAACCCTCATCAGTTAAAGATACGATGCGCAAAACTGATATAGTGTGGGTACCACTGGAGACTCCAATCGCTTGCGTAGCCCAAACCTATATAAATTATGCTAATGGCTTAGCCGCATGGAACTTTTCAGTGGCCTTTATTGAGCAGATGCAAATTGGTAAGTATGGGCAAGATGGTCACTATGATTGGCACTATGATGTGTTTCACCCAGACCAAAACAACTTGCAGCGCAAGCTAAGTATTAGTATTTTATTAAACGACCCTTTAGAATATGAGGGCGGTGAATTACAATTAGAGGGTGTAGAAGACGCTAACTTACTAAAAAGTCAAGGCGATATAGTTGTTTTTCCGTCTTTTATTAAACATAGAGTCGCTCCAGTTGTTAGCGGCGTTAGATATTCAGCAGTCACTTGGGCCCTTGGCCCGGCTTTTAAATAGGAAATAGATATGCCAGTAGATAAGGGTTTATACCAAGCACCCAAGGGACTAGAAGCCCTAACTCAAGATCAAGAACCAGACATTGAAATTGAAGTCGAAGATCCAGAAGCAATGCACATCCACACAGATGGATTCGATCTTAACATTGAGAAAATGGATGAAGAAGACGGCAGCGAAGAGTTTAATCAAAACCTAGCTGAAGAAATGGATGGTGGCGCCCTTGAAAGTTTGGCTAGCGAACTATCTGGTGATATTGATAACGATATTAGTTCCCGCAAAGATTGGGAACAGATGTACAAAGACGGTATTACGTTGCTTGGTTTAAAGTTTGAAGAGCGCGTAGAACCATGGGACGGCGCTTGTGGCGTGTTCCACCCAATGATTACTGAGGCGGTTGTACGGTTTCAAGCTGAAGCCATTATGGAGACTTTCCCAGCTAAAGGCCCAGTAAGAACTCAGATTATCGGTAAAGAAACCCGCGAGAAAATGGAAGCGGCTCAGCGTGTTGAAGCTGACATGAACTACCAGCTCACAGAGAAGATGCCTGAGTTCCGTAATGAGCACGAGCGGATGTTGTGGAACTTGCCATCAGCCGGTTCTGCGTTTAAAAAGGTCTACTACGACCCAAGTATTGGCCGCCAGGTTTCTATTTTTATTCCTGCAGAAGATATTGTTTTGCCATATGGCGCTAGTGAGATTGCCTCATGCCACCGCGTAACACACCGGATGCGCAAGACCAAGCAGGACATTATTAAGTTACAGCGCGCTGGCTTTTACATGGACGTTGAACTTGGCGAACCACAAAAGTTCCGCACTGAGATTCAAGAAAAGAAAGATAAAGAAACAGGTTTTACAGCTACGTATGACGACCGCTTTGAATTGTATGAAGCTCACGTTGACTTAGACTTGCCTGGCTTTGAAGATAAGGATGAAAATGGTGAAGAAACTGGTATCGCGCTTCCGTATGTGGTCACTATGGTACGGGGCACAAATCAAATTTTGGCGATTCGTCGCAATTGGAAAGAAGAAGATCCTCTCTGTCTTAAGAGACAGCATTTCGTTCATTATCAGTACATACCCGGCTATGGTGCTTATGGCTTTGGCTTGTTCCATCTTATTGGTGGTTTTGCTAAGTCAGCTACTTCCATCTTGCGCCAGCTTGTCGATGCCGGAACCTTATCGAATTTGCCGGGTGGTCTAAAAAGCCGTGGTTTAAGAATTAAGGGTGACGATACCCCAATCGCTCCAGGTGAGTTTAGGGACGTTGATGTTGGTAGCGGTACTATTCGTGACAACATTTTGCCACTACCTTACAAAGAGCCATCTGCTGTTTTAGCTGGCTTGATGGATAAGATTATTGAAGAAGGCCGTCGTTTTGCGGCAACTTCTGATATGCAGATTTCTGACATGTCCGCTAATGCGCCTGTTGGAACTACATTGGCAATCCTAGAAAGAACGCTAAAAGTCATGTCAGCTGTTCAGGCCCGCGTGCATTATGCATTGCGCCAAGAGTTAAAGCTCCTTGCTGGGATTATTCGTGACTACACAGACGAGGACTACAACTACGAGCCCGAGAGCGGCGACATGCAGGTTAAAAAAGAAGACTACAACCATGTAGATATTCTTCCTGTATCAGATCCAAATGCAGCCACGCTGTCTCAGCGGGTTGTTCAGTACCAAGCGGTTATCCAGTTAGCCCAGTCTGCACCTCAGATTTATAACTTGCCCGAACTACATCGTCAGATGCTTGATGTGTTGGGTATCAAAAACGCGGATAAGCTAGTTCCATTGGACGACGATCAAAAACCAAAAGACCCTGTAACAGAAAATATGGCGGCCCTCAAAGGCAAACCAATGAAAGCGTTTATGTTCCAGGACCATGAGGCTCATATCAAAGTCCACCAAATGGCTATGCAAGACCCTATCGTTCAACAGCTTATTGGACAAAATCCGCAAGCGCAGGCTATTATGGGCGCGATGCAAGCGCATATTGCTGAACACGTCGGTTACGCATACCGCCAGAAGATTGAAGATGCTATGGGGGCATCATTGCCATCACCAGAAGATAACCTACCACCAGACTTGGAAGTTCAGTTATCCCGTTTGGTTGCACAGGCAGCTCCTCAAGTATTGGCTCAATCCCAAGCGATGGCTTCTCAACAACAAGCCCAGCAAAATGCACAAGACCCAGTACTGCAAGCTGAACTTATGGACCAGAAGATTAAACAAGGTGAGTTGCAGCGCAAGATTGCTAAAGACCAAGCTGATGCCCAGTTCAAACAACAAGAATTGGCGCTTAAAGCCAAGGAACAACAGTCTCAAAAAGTTCAAGCTGGCATTAAATCGGCCACCGATTTTATTGAAAAACAGCAGCAACACCACGAAACTAAACGCCAAACAGCAACTAACGGAGCTATTCAATTAGCACAATTGGCGCAGCAAGCTCATGAGCACAGATTGGATACAGCTACCGACTTATTATCCCAGCAACAAAAACCTAAAGGGGGCACTAAAGAGTGATGGACTTACTTACGGCCGATTTCATAGCCGCACTGCGTGACAAGTTGCGCACAGATATGAATAACTACACTGACGATTTGGCAAACGGGCAGTGCACAAGTTTTGAGCAGTACAAAGAGCTCTGCGGTGTAATTCGAGGCCTAGCATTTGCAGAGCGCCACTTACTTGACCTCGCTGACCTTATGAAAGAAGACAACGATGAGTGACACCATCGCACTACCCCCGCAAGGGCTTGTATTACCGGATGGCAGTTTGCATTCGCTAGAAGTAGCACCAGAATTATCAGAAATAGTAGAAGAGCCAACACCTGAAGAAGTTCAGGCGCAAATGGCTAGGCAGTTACCAGAACCACGCGGTTGGAGAATCTTATGCTCGTTAGTAACGGCTACAGATCAGTACGACAGCGGCCTTCTTAAGGCAGATGAAACAAAAAAGATTGAGGAATTAACTTCTCCAGTCCTATTTGTTTTAAAAATGGGCGATCTGGCATATAAAGACGAAGAGAAATTTCCATCAGGACCTTGGTGTAAAGAAGGCGATTTTGTTATTACGCGCCCCTATACAGGAACAAGAATTCTGATTTATGGAAAAGAATTTCGTGTTATTTACGACGACCAAGTAGAAGCAGTGGTCGAAGACCCCCGCGGAATTACCCGCGCTTAAAGGAGCAGATATGACTTATAAATTTCCCGATGAAAACGAAGATTTTGATAAAAAGCCTGACGTTGAACTAGACGTGACTGCTGAAGGTGATGTTATTGAAGCAGATATTATTGTTGAAGATGACACACCCGAACAAGATCGCAGGGCCCAGCCACTAAACCGTGAAGTCGAAGATCCAACAGATGATGAGATCGAAGGCTAT